AACTATGGCAGGCGTTAAAGTAACCGACTTAACTACATTAGGGGCAGCAGATGCAACCGATGTAATGTACATTGTGGACACATCAGCCAATCAATCCAAGCAGATTGAAGTTCAAAACATATTTAATGGCATGCCTCAATTTGAGAGCGGCACGTTTACTCCTACTGTTAGCGGTGAAACTTACAGCGAGATTGTAAGTCCTTTAGCTGCTTATTATAGCAGGGTTAATGATGTGGTGAATTGTACGTACTTTATAGATGTAGCGATTGATGCAGCACAAACAGAAGCTGAATTTCAATTAAGTTTGCCTGTTGCTTCAAACTTTACAAATGTAAAAGATTTGGTCGGTATTGTTGCATATGATGCTGTTCCTGCGGATTTAGTACAATGGGGCTTGCAAGCAGATATAGTTAATAATACTGCCAAAATTTATTTAAAGCACGCAAATACGGGCGATGCGTTTCAATACATCTACATCACCGTTCAGTATTTAATATTGTAATCATGCGCTCCACATCGGCACAAGGACTGGCAATAATTAAGAAGCATGAGGGCTTAAGATTAAGCAGCTACCTTTGCCCGGCAGGGGTGCCCACAATTGGCTACGGCAATACCAGATATCCTGATGGGCGCAAGGTGATTCTTGGCGAAAAATTAAGCAGCGAAAAAGAGGCCACTCAGTTATTGCTTGCCTCGCTACAATCTTTTGAGGCTGCTGTGAATCGGCATTTACCCAACCTTAATCAATGTCAATTTGATGCACTTGTGTCATTTACCTACAATGTGGGCACAGGTGCATTCATTAAGTCCACACTTTTAAAGAAGGCAAAAGTCAATGCTGCCGATCCATCAATATTGGATGAGTTCCAAAAGTGGGTGCGAGGCGGTGGCAAGGTGCTGCCTGGATTGGTGACTCGTAGAAGAGAAGAGGCCAATCTGTATTTCTCACTCTGTAAATAAACGGCCTAAATTCAATTAACACATTGGCCCAATCATTCGTAAATTGAGCCATGAGCCGTAAGCCTACCAAAGCACGTAAGATCTGCAACATCATCCTTAAACATTGGAAGCCAACCATTGGCTCCCTTGTGATATTGGTGTCTGTCTTTATGCTGATCTTAAAAAAGATTGAGGTGGAGACTTTGGCCGCTATTGTAGCAGCAATGGTGGCGGCAGGCTACATCCCTAAAACCAACAGCAATGACACCAACTGACACCATACAGTGCAACAATCCAGGCCACTGCCCTAACCATCCAGTCAGGCCGGTTGTTGAGGTAGTGCCAACAGTGATCCATCAGGACACCATTGCAGCCGATACTTTGCCCATTGAAGTGGCTGAGGTGATGCCTGTTAAAAAAATAATTAATTACTCTGCTGATTCAATTCAACCTGTTGATGTATCTTTATTAAGTGAATCAACGTACCACACATTCAAGATTCACGAAGTAAGAAATCAGCCAGATATTGAACAGCCTATGAATATTGATCTACTCTGCAATTCACTCACCTTCACATTTATGTTGGCTGTTGCTGCTAAGTATGCCGTCACTTGCGCTCCATCATGGGTGCAATTGTTCAATGAGCTCAAGCAAGAATTGTCATAAAAGTTTAATGGCTTAACGTATCTTTGTGATATGGCAAGCCTGCATATCCTGGAATCATCCATTGATCTCTTCTATGTCATCACCGATCAGGATGGGGCAATAGTGGCCTCCAATGATTTATTTAAGGAATACAGCAGCCACATTAAGCCATCCAATATCATGGACATTGCAGCCCATGACTCCGATAAGGATGAGCTGATCAGAGCCATCAAGAAGGCAAAAAAGAATACTCCAGATGCTGTCCGGGTGTATGCCAAAACCAAGCAGAAGATTGGATCAGAGAGGTACAACATGTGGAATGTTTACTCTATCATGGACAGCCTGCACTTTATCGGGATTCAGCTTGTGGATGTGACATCCATCTCAGCTCATGAGCATGAACGGCAGAAGGTACTCCTGGAAGAGTTCAGATTCATGTTAAGCCATGAGCTCAGGCAGCCGCTTACTTCAATCGGTGGATTGGTTCGGATGCTGCTTGACCATCCAGAGGCCACCGAGCAGGAGAAAAGTGGCATAATGATCATGATCGCCTCATCAGTGGATAGGCTTGATGAGGTAGTTAAATTGTTGGTGAAGAAAGCCACAAGACAAATTTAAATATCTTTGTTGCATGAGCCTACCTGCAACCGATATTGAATGTGATGAAAGATTGGTTAAGGTATTGGTGGTGTATGTGCTTGAGCGTGACATGCCGCTTAACGTGGTGAGCCAGATCTTAATGGATCAATTAAAGGATAAGTCAAGTTATTTGGCTAAATTTAATGAAATTTTAAGCCATGTCCGAGACCACACTTAAACACCATGCCATCTATGGTGTGACAATTTTAATCTTATTGCTGCTCACATTTAGATCATGTGAAAATCAGAAGGCAGCGGAGGCTGATCTTAAGACCATGATTCAATATAAGGATAAGCTTGTGCGCAGGATAGCACAGGACTCATCCAATCTAATCAGCCAGGGCATCCGATTAATTCAGCACGCAGAACTGGAGGAGGCCCTTGTGGAAGAGATTGAGATGATGGAGATGAGACAGCCAACAGAGGTGGTTAAGTATGAGACCAAGACAATTGTTAAGACAGAGATCAAGCTTGCCGATCCGGTGTACATTGATTCCTTCCCACACCTTAAGCTGCCAAGGCCCTTCTTTAAGAAGGAGAAACATCTCACAATTGGTGGTGCAATTAACCGTTTAGGAAGCCTCCAGATTGATTCTTTAATCATTCCGGCATCTTACACTGTTGCATTCGGAGATACGCTCAGAAACGGCTTCTTTAATAGGTTAATCAAAAAGAGTGATCCGGTGGTGCGCATCAGGGTGGACAATCCCAATGTGGTGGTCACTGGCATGAGCAACTTTGTGGTGCGCAAGCCGCCAAGATGGTATGAGACCACAGGATTCAAGATCGGAGTGGGTGTGCTGCTTGGTTTCGGGCTGGCAGTGGCAGCACCTTGAGTAAATTTTTGTTGCTGATTTACAGCACTTTGTAAATTATTTTTGATTATTATTGATTATGTATTTGCATTTTCAATAAATGGGTGTACATTTGTCAAACAAAACAACGACAAATTTTAACAGCCATGACTTACACTGAATCACAAATCGAAAGAGCAAAGAAAGCTTATAATCGCTTTTACCGCTATGTATCTTTAGAGGATATGCTTTACTATACGCAAAACCGCAAATCAGCACAAGAGCGTATGGACATGCACAATGCTGAGATAGCCGAAATTCGTAAAGGTAACAAGGCTGTTGAACGTGCTCGCAAGATTTGGTTCTGCGAACAAGAGCGATTAAAAGATCTTAAAAAAGCAGCGAAAAAATCAAAAAAATCAATCAACTAATTTAAAAAATCAAAACATCATGAAAACAGAAATTCAAATTTTAGCTTACAGCGCAGCCGGTGGTAACTTAATCTGGCATGAGACAATGAATGACTTTATCAATTATGAGCGTGAGGTACCTCCTACCGATCTTGAGGAGCTCAAGCATGCCAAAGAAAAAGCCAAGCAGTACCCTGCCATCGTTAATGTTTGGGCCGAAAAAATTGACATCGAAACAGGCGAACTTATTGAATCTTATTTTTAATTTTAGAAACCATGACAAAAGCAGTTACAATCTTTAAAAACTTGGAAGGCACTGAGTACTTCCATTATGATCATCTCGCAGGGGTGCTCACAATAATCATCAATGATGGGCCTCGCAAGGGCATGATGGTACGGTATGACTCCAAGAGTGCACAGCTTGCCAGGCAGTACAACAGGGAGCAGCAATATGGTGTGCCTTATGACATCCGTATCTTTGATCCCTGCACCATTGAAGAATTCCATCATGCCTACACCTTTGCAGTTGAGGCAGTACATCAAGGAGTCCTTGAGGCCCTACAATCGTAATCTTTTAAACCCTTATATTTTTATGAAAGCACCAGTAAACACCGGTAGCACCGGACAGAAACAGCTCGCCCCTGAAGGGACACACATCGCAAGATGTTATGCGATTATTGACAAAGGAACCACCTTTGATGAGAAGTGGCAGAACAAAAAACGCAAAGTTCAGTTTGCATTCGAGCTGCCAAACGAACTCACCACATTCAGCCCTGAAAAAGGTGAGCAGCCATTCATGGCCAGAACATTAATGAACTTGTCAATGAGTGACAAGTCAATTATGCGCAAGTTTATTGAGTCATGGTTAGGCAAGAAGATGACCGATAAGCAGGCATCAGACCTTGATCTATTTAAATTAGTGGGCATGCCCTGTATGCTTAACCTTGGGCACAATACCTTGGCCGATGGCCGCACCTTTGTGAACATCATGAGTATTGCTCCGCTGCCTAAAGGCATGAGCTGCCCTGATCAGATTAACGAGTCAATCTGCTATGATACCACCGAGCATAATCAAGAGGTATTCGATAAGCTGCCAGAGTTTATGCAGGATGATATTGTCAAGTCAGATGAGTGGGCTGCCCGATTAGCAGCAGAGAGCAAGAGCAAAGTGTCTGTGGCTCAAGAATACGGCACCGGCTTCGCCACCAATATTGTGCCTGCTGAGGTACCCAAAGGAGGCAAGCCATACGTGAGCAAGTCCACACTGGATGACGCTGCCACTGACCTTGATGATCTCTTTGGCTCATCTGATGACACCGGTTTGCCATTCTAAAATAAACAAAGGGAGGGCCCATGACATGCCCTCCCTTGTTAGTAACACATAAAATAACGAACCTTATAAAGATATGAATTCAATCGCAAAAATCACAATTCCGGTGGAGAAAATCTACCAGGCCATTAATGATCCACAAGTGCTCCATGCACAGTCAGTAATTGTTAAGTACCATGAGCAGCCAGTGGACACTGCCGATCAGTACAATGAGATGGCCTATGCCATCAAGATTGTTAATGATGTTATTAAGTACATCGAAGCAGCCAGAAAGCAGGTCACTCAGCCGCTTGATTTTTACAAGAAGGAAGTGATCCGCTTAGAGCAGTTCACATGTGAGCCAATGGCTGACTTCATCACCAAGGCCAAGGCCCGGATGGTGGACTACCACAACGAGCAGGAGCGTATCAAGGCAGAGGCAGAGGCCAAGATTAAGGCAGAAGCAGCAGCAGCACTAAAGCAATCTCAATCGGTGTCTGATATCATGGGTGCCTTCACAGATAAGCTATTTGCCACATCTGTTGAAACCAATAAGACAGCCAATATCCGCACCACCATAAAGGCCAAGATTGTTGGTGAGGTGGACTGGATGAAAGTCCTATCTGTCCAATTCGCAGCAGGCAAGCTCAATCCTGATGAGCTGATTAAAAACCTTGCCGCATCCATGAAGCAGATGGGTGTGGATCACATTGCAGGAATCGAACTAACAGAAGTTAAATCTCAATCAATCAGATAAAAATGAAAAAATCAAATAATAAAAAATTGCCGACATCAGCAGAAATAGATAAATCTGTTGACATTATTAAAAGGGCTGCAATAAATTCAGATCTTATAGAGATGGCATGTGAAATAATAAAAAATGCGCCCGAAACAGATGAGATTTTTAATCTTGTTTATCATTTGATTAGCAGAAATAATACTTATGAATTTAATGTTAATGCTGCGGTTAGGATCATAAAAAAATATCTTGATAATGATAAAGTAAATCCAGTAGTATTTCATGCTTTTAAAAATTCAGGATATAAAATTCAGAAATCAGAATTAATTTGGAAGGATATCACACTATGAAGCAACGCACCACACCAATCGGAGATGTCCTTAAATCAGCCAGGGCGGCCATTGAGCAGGCTGAGTCAGCAAGGGTAAAAAAGACAGCCCTTCAACAATCATTCAGCTTATTGCAGGAATTACATCCTTATTTATTCGATGTGCATACTGAGGCAGGCCGTACCTTTGTCAATACCTTCCATCAATTTTTGGACATCGAAAAGCAGCAGATAGTGGATGCCTTTAATGAGGGCGCACTTGATGGGCTGCAATTGGGAGAGCAATATTTTAATTTTGTTTATAAGCCATGAGACAACTATCAATGCACGATTTAAAGTGCGGAAACATTGTAGATTATGACACCAAAGATGAACAAAAAGGTGTTGAATATGCAACAATTGATTGGAATCATTTGAGAATGATTACAGGAAATAAAGAAGCATTTAACTCAATTTATAATCCAGCTCTCATAAGTGAATTTTGGATGTTAGAATTTGGCTTTAGAGCTGCTAATGGTCATCAATTCAGCAGATGGATTGATGAATATGAAAATACTTCTCTTGTAGTTGATGTTGATGATGATAAATGTTCTTTTGTTGGAATATGCATAAACCAAAATTTAGTTTGGACTACTGGCAGAATTAAATATCTACATGAATTACAAAATCTTTATCATTCAATTACTGGAATTATGCTAACATCTAAACTTGATTTTCAATGACCAGAGAAGAGTATATCAACTATCCGGCCATCAGTGCCTCCAGAATCAAACGCCATTACACTGGAGACATCAGCCATGCAAAGGGAGCCCTGGATGCCGGGGCTTCTTTCCACTATCAGCTTTTAGAAACACCTTATAAACAGATGACCAAGGATGCGCAAAAAGTTTATGATGCCATACATGAGCATCCGCTGATGTCCATGTTATTTGATGACTCAGAGAAGGAATTGATTGTGGTATCTGAGATCACCTTTGGAGATAAGAAGGTGCTGGCAAAGGGCATGATGGATATCTGTTACAAGGAGATGCAGATCATTGCAGATGTTAAGACTACCACAGCCAAAAACGTGGAGGCCTTTGCCTCCGATATGATCAGGCACATCAACCATGTGCAGGCAGTATGGTATTCAATGATCATGGGCTATGATCCTGCAAATTTTTACTACATCGGGGTGCCACCTAAAGTTAAGAAGTCCGGCAAGATGAAAGACCTGTACTTATACCGGCACAATGCACAAGAGATTGAGCATGCTTATGGTTTGATCATGAAATTTATTGATCAGTTTGATGGAGAATTCGGAAAATAACTACATCAGGCAGCACTATGCCACACAAACGGCCAAACAGATAGCAGCACACCTTAACATCCCAATCTCAAGGGTGTACCGTTTAGCAGCTTCTATGGGCCTAAAAAAGCCCATTGAAGCCATCCGGCAGATGGCAAAAGATACCTACCATCTAAGTGGCCAAAAGACTCAATTCAGCAAGGGCCACACACCTTGGAACAAAGGCAAGAAGGTGGATGGCAGCAAGATTCCTGCACATACTAAATTCCAGAAGGGGCAATTCCCGAAAAACTATTTACCAGTGGGATGGAGCAGGATTGATTCAGAAGGGTATCACTGGATCAAGGTTGCCGATCCTCGCACCTGGAAGATGATACATGTGATGACATGGGAGATCGAAAATGGCCCGGTGCCGGATGGAAAAATTGTGATATTTAAAGATGGCAATCGAAGCAATTTAGATATTGAGAATCTTACCTTAGTAGATCGCAAGGAGCACATGCTCCGCAATTCAATACAGCGGTACCCAATGGAGGTGCAGCAATCATTAAAAGCAATTTCCAAACTTAAAAAACTAATAAAAAATCATGGCAAAGAACAAAATTGAACATTTAAGAGATCACCTTTTTGAAGTCATTGAGATGGTAAAAGAGGGTGACATGGAGCTTGATAAGGCCAAGGCAATAGCAGACATCGCCCAGGTGATTATAAACTCAGCTAAGGTTGAGGTGGACTTCATCAAGACAGTACATGGCAACGGCTCAGATTTTATCCCAATGAATAAAAGAATTGAGGCATGAAGAAGATCCTATCCCACCGAGAGTCCGATATTTATGAGGCCATCTCAAGCTTTATGCTGATCAAGTATCCTGATGTGATCTTCCGCTTTGACTTCGCAGCCGGAATGAAGATGAGCCTTTACCAGGCCAAGCACCACAAGTATCTCAATCCCTGGACCGGATATCCTGATCTGTTTATTGCATACCCGAATGGCACCTACTGTGGGCTGTTTATTGAGATCAAAAAGAAGGGTGTGGCCATCTTCAAAAAGGATGGTACCTTACGATCGGATCAGCATTTGCAGCAGCAGGATGAGGTATTAACCATGCTGCATAAAGCAGGCTATAAGGCAACCTTTGGAGTAGGCCTTGATCAATGTATTGATATTATTGATAACTATCTTGCAGGCCGATCATGATTATATCACAGTATAATAATATCTATGACACCACTGATGTGGACATTGAGGTGTCATCCTTCCTGGAAGGGGTGCGCACTGGCAGATGGCAGGACATTGTGCTCAATGTTAGGGCAGAGAAGGACAAGGATAAGAAGGCAAGCCGAAAGAAGTCAGCTCCATTGGTGCGTGTATCGGGATCATTCAGTGCTCCCAATGATGAGGGCCTACGTGCCCACTCTGGATTTATAGCCATTGACATTGACAATCTGGAGCAGCCGGAAGATGTCAAGAAGTTAGTGCAGCCCGATCCCCATGTGTATGCTGCCTTTGTCTCCATCGGTGGCAATGGGCTCTGCCTGATATTCAAGATTGATGGCAGCAGGCATGCCGATGCATTCAATGGAATCGCATCCTATCTGTACAATTCATATCAGCTTATTGTGGATCAGAGTGGGAAGAATGTCTCCAGGGCTCGATTCATATCTTATGATCCTTGGATATACATCAACACCAAGGCAGTGATCTTTAAGAAGTACCTGCCCAAGCCAAAGGAGCGTAAAATATCCAAGGTGGCAGTGATCAAATCTGACTTTGATGCCATGATTGAGGCAATGGATCGCAAGGGCCTCAACCTTTGTGAGGACTACTCGGAGTGGATCTCAATTGCCTATTCTTTGGTGAGTGAGTTTGGTGAAGGTGGTCGAGACTACTTTCATACCTTAAGCAGCCACTCATCTAAGTATAACAGCATTGATTGTGATGCCCAATATAGTGCATGCCTTAAGAACCATTCTGAGTCAAAAGGCAAGAAATCAACCATTGGTAGTTTATACTACCATGCCAAGCAAAACGGCATCACTATTTATTCTGAAGAGTCCAAGGAGCTAATGCGCTCAGTGACATCACTTAGGGCCTCTGGCATGTCTCCTGAGGACATCATGAAATCACTCACTGATTCCGGTGTATCGGAGCAGCAATCGGCAGAAGTTGTCAATGAGATAGTTGTCAAGGATATTAAATATAAAAGTGAGAATGTAAGTGCTGATATTGCTGCATTTATAAAGACTTACCCACTGCGAAAAAACGTGGTAACACGCAATGTTGAGCTTGATGGAAAGCCCATTGATGACACTGATTTAAACTCCATATTTTTGGACTGCAAAGCAATCTTTAAAGAGACCACTAAAGACCTGATCACATCCATTATTTTCTCCAATCGAATAGAGACATACAACCCGCTTCATGAATTCTTTGAGGAGGAGCTGCACACCGATGACAATTATCCAAATGTGGATATGTTAATCAACAGCGTTATATCTGATACTCCGAACTTCGACAAGTGGATTGGTAAGTGGTTGGTATCGGTGGTGGCATCTGCCTATGGTCAGCACTCACCATTGGTGCTGATCTTTAGTGGTGAGAAGCAGGGCACAGGTAAGACGCATTGGTTTAGATATCTGCTACCAAAGGAGCTGCGCTACCTATTTGCAGAATCAAAGATGGATGCAGGCAAGGATGATGAGATACTGATGTGTAAAAAATTAATTATCCTGGATGATGAGTATGGTGGTAAATCAAAGAAGGAGGAGAAGCGATTGAAGGAGCTGACATCTAAAGAGTTTATCAATATCCGTGAGCCTTATGGCAGGGTGTCGGTGGACATGAGGAGGCTTGCAGTATTTTGCGGCACATCGAATGAGACTCAGATCTTAAACGATCCAACCGGCAACAGGCGGCAGCTCCCCATCCATATCAATGATATTGATCAGGAGCTATACAACAAAGTGAATAAGATTGATCTTTGGCGAGAGCTCTATGCACTATACCGGGCTGGATATGACTGCACTATATTGAGGAACGATATTGAGCATCTTAATGAGGCAACCGATATCTTCAAGCATTCGACTCCAGAGGAGGACTTGATCCACAAAAAGCTCACTCCTGGCTCTGCCACATCTTATGGTGAGTGGATGTCACTCACTGAGATTCAGCAATCACTCATTGCAGAGACCAAGCTTACCCATCTGAACTTGCAGCGCATCGGCTCAATCTTAACCTCATTAGGCTACGAGAAGCAGCGAAGGACAAGGGATAATTCTAAAGTCATGATGTACTATGTCACCAGAATACCAACCTAAGTGGACAGCTTGGACAGCTTTGGACAGCTTCAAATTAAACAAAGCTGTCCCCTTCAACCCCTTAATTTTACAAGCCTTTCAGAGCATTGGACAGCTTGGACATCTTACTTTTCTATTATTACTATAATATTATATACACACACATGCACACACACACACACACACACGTATATATATATACAGCATTTTTTTTCGATAAGGCTGTCCAATCCTCTGTAAACCACACCACCATTGAAACACAGCCGATTTTTGACAATTTTTGGACAGCCTTGAAGGTGGCAAGCTGTCCACATTGAACGAACCTAAAAACACTTAAAAGATTGAAAATATGAGACATAAATATTTTTATTCAATCTACACAGCTTTTAATTTTAATGGGGTGATGTCTGATCCTGAATTATGGGTTGAACGCAAAAGCCTAAAAGAGGCATCAGAACTTGTCGGATTGAGCCCTGGTCAAATTAGATATTTGTTCAATGGACAAAATCAAACTCCATGGTTTGGAGAACATGGTGCCCTTACAATGATTAAAAAATCAACTTACCCATGACACTACCCGATAAAATCCGCAAGGCCATGAATGAGCTGACTCCAGAAGATGTGCCGCTTCTGGATGGGCCGATCAGATACCACAGCACCAGGCTGACTCATGACAGCTACAAGCAGCAGCTTAATCATGCCAAGCCTGACTCATCAGTCGAATATTGGTACCTGCTCAGGTGCTATGATTGGATAAAGCTGCTAAAAAAAAACAACATCAAACTGCACAACGCAATCAAATAAACTTATCTTTGTAAAATGCAAACAGTCAAAAGCACAAGAGGTGGTGTCCGGGCAGGGGCAGGCCGAAAGCCAAAATATGGTGAGCCCACCATCAATATCACCTTGCGTGTGCCTATCTCGCATAAGCTAATCATCTACAAGATGGTTGCTGACTACCTTGAAACAATCTCACATCAAACTAAACTTCAAAAATCAGAACATTATGGATGCTAACCTAAGAGTCAGTGAGTGGCTATTCAGCCAGATCACAAGTGGCCGCAAGCCAAGCCTTGAGCTTTTACTGGAGGCCCAAAAGATTGAACGGCAGATGATCATTGATGCCTTCAATGATGGGCAGATGCATGAGCTACTAAACAAGAGCACATCAAGGATCTACACTTCACCAGGAGAGGAGTATTTCTCCACAACCTTTGAGCAATATGCAGACTAAGCGGATAAGAGCAGGAGTGCTCATCAAATCAGAGATCGAAGATCGGGCTTATTTGTTTGGATATCTAACACATCCGGGCCTTGAATATGAGGTAGCCATTGCCATTCCTGAGCATGCCATCAGCAGCTTTGAGGTAACGAATAAGACATTGATCAATTCAGAAGATGACATGTACCGTTTTGGCTTATTGCTCCAGAGCACAGATGAGCAGGACAATGATGTGTTCACTGTGAAGGTGCACTATGATCACAAATTCTTGAACCTTGTGATCTACGCAAGCCAGTATGCCGAACTGATGAAAGCAGGCTTTGAGATCAACTCAATCAATGAGGCTTCGATAATTGAAAAAATATCTTTAAATTTGTAACATGCCACTATTTCAAGGAGACAGTCCACAGATCATTCAGATGAACATCCGCAAGCTCATTGAGGAAGGATATTCACCTGAGCAGGCCACAGCCATTGCTTATGCTGAGGCTGAAAAGTACCGAGCAAGGCGCAGAAGATAACAGCACAAAAACAGCACAATGGCAGCTAAAGACATAGAGCCACATAAGTTCAAGAAAGGACAGTCTGGCAATCCAAAAGGCCGACCACCTAAGCTGCCAGATCTTCACATCTTGCTTGCCAATGTGCTTGGCAAGGAGAATAAGGATGGCTTGACTGCTGCTGAGGAGATACTCCTTGCCCTGCATGCCAAGGCAAAGAAGGGTGACACCAGGGCAGCCGAGCTCCTGCTTGATCGTGGCTATGGCAAGCCTAAGCAGACACAGGAGACCACTCTTAAGACCACTGAGCCGCTTGTAATCATTAAGACCAAGGAGCCCGATGTTTAAAGCTCTTGCAATCGGATTGATGTTTGCGGCCCTGCTGCTTGGTGTGGCTTATATGCTTTACGTGATTGTTAAGGACATCATTGATTGCATGCCTGACTACCGGGATGAGGAGGAGTGATGCAGTATGAATTGACCGGCAGGCAGAGCACTGCCTTTGATGCAGCAGCATCAGGAGAATACCGGGTGATTGTATTCGGAGGGGCCATCCGAGGCGGCAAGACGTATTGGCTCCTGCTCACATTAACCTACCTATCATTGCAATATCCAAGGAGCCGGTGGGTGATCATCCGTAAGTCACTGCCGGATCTTAAGCGTACCACCTTCCCATCCTTCAGCTCCATCTTAGCCGATGGCATCAATGAGTATGTCAGCTCCTGGAACCGAGATACACAAGTGGTGCAGTTCATAAATGGATCTGAGCTAATGTTCATGGCAGAGAGTTATGATGAGGATAAGGACTTAAACCGATTCAAGGGCCTTGAGGTTAATGGGGCAGGATTGGATGAGGTGAATGAGCTCCAGGAGCAGACCTTTTACAAGGTGCAGGAGCGTATTGGATCCTGGAATAAAGCAGAAGGCAGGCCACCGATAATCTGCCTGGCTACGTGCAACCCTGCAAACAATTGGGTAAAGTCAATCATCTATGAGAGATACAAGGATGGCACACTGCCACAGCGGTGGACATTCATACCATCCAAGATAACCGATAATCCGCACATCCCTGCTGAATACCTTGAGAGCTTGAAGGAGCTGCCACCTGTGCAGTATGCCCGATTCGTGGAAGGGGATTGGGATGTCATGGATGAGGTGGCCAATCCCTTCCTGTATGAGTGGGCCGATGAAAAGCACATTGATGACAGCGTGCAGCTAAACAGCAACGTGCCTGTGCACATCAGCGTGGACTTCAATATCAATCCACTCTGTGCCCTGGTGATTCAGCACACCGGAAGGGGAGCCAATGTGGTGGATGAGATCAAGATTGAGAAGGGCAGCGTGGATGCCTTCTGTGATGCTGTGCTTGCATTGGGTGTGCCGATGGGCCTCATCAGGATCACAGGTGATGCGATGGGCAAAGGTGGCACAGTTCAGCAGAGGGACAACTCATCAGCCTACACACAGATCAAGCGGAGGCTGCAATTATCGGACAGCCAATTCCTGATACCTGCCAATCCGACTCACTACAATAGCCGGATTGATTGCAACGCTGCATTGCGAAAGCTTGACATAAAGGTGAATAGCAAGCGGTGCAAGGGGTTTGTCTTTGATGCCAAGCAGGTGCAATGCAATGCTGATGGGCAGATCATAAAGAGCAACCGTAAAAACTTAACCGAGCGTGCTGACTTTTTAGATTGTTTTCGTTACTTTGTAAACGCAATACTTAAAAGATACTTATGAGCGTATGCAGTCCATGCTTTGATTCCGGGATCATAGTTGATCAGTGTGCCAGTGGCATCACCTTTGGTGTGGTGACACCAGACACTGGCTATCAAGTAAACATCAGGCACAATGCTACCAATCGCATCCAATCATTTCCGGTGACATCGGATGAGTCCGGCATGATCACCATCAGTGAGATAAAGATTGATCCACTGCAAGGGTACACCATCAGCCTGATGTCATGTGACAGCTTCACCATCTGTGAGCAGCAATACACCTGCATAAGCTTCAGCGTGGTAAACAGTAACATTGATCCGGGTGATACTGGAGTAATAAACTTAATTGATTGCGCATGCTAAAGAAGTTAATATCAATCTACAAAGGATGGTGGCTGTGGGCTTTAGATAACAAGGAGAGCAGAGATTTGATGGAGATCAGGATGCCGATGTGCAACCTGTGCCCGAACAAGATAAAGCTCACCAATACCTGCAAGGAGTGTGGCTGCTTCCTGCCGGCCAAAACAAGAGTTAAGGATGAGCAATGCCCGATTGATCTCTGGTGACATGTTACA